ATGAAAGCTTTAGATATAGCGTCAATTTTTATTGATCGATATGGAAAAACGCTAGCATTAACCAATCTCACTTTGAATAAACTAGTATATTTTGCGCAGGTGGAATCGTTGCGTAATAATCCTGAGTGTCCGCTGTTTACGGATGAGATTCAAGCTTGGGAATATGGTCCTGTAGAGCCTAGTGTTTATAACGAGTTTAAGCAGTTTGGGCGAAATCGTATTTTTAATGCGCCTAATCACGAAACTAGCCAGTATGCTGATTGCATTGTAGATACTGTTGTTGAAAAATATGCTTGGATGAATGCGTTTGATTTAGTAAATTATGCTCATCGTGCTGGCGGTGCATGGCACAATGTGTATGATGCGTCGCGCAATAAGCCAATTCTTGTACAGAATATTCTGCAATCGTCAGATGTTACTTCGTATCCTGCTAAGAAAAATACGTTTATTAGTGCTGTAGATGCTGTAAAAAAACAGTATCCGAATACTTTGCGTATCCTTGGTGACGCATGAGCCAGTATGATGCTCTTGTTTGGAATGAGGAACAGATTATTGCCTTCGCAGGAATAGTTTGTTCTATTCAACGAGAAATTGTTGATACAAGCCAAGGACTTGCTACTGTTAAGCAAGAAGTTCAGGGCAGTGTTGAAAATGTTTTGTATTCTTCATTTGCGATTATTTTTGATAGCTCTCCAGCCGATCGAAATAATTATACGGATATTTTTGACCAAATCGCTGATTTTGCTACACATCTTGCCAAAGACCATATTTTCCCTGATGCAAATAAGCGTACGACAGTATTAACATGTGTAGCTTTACTTCGCAATAATGGGATTATTCTTGATATCGAAGATAGTGTAAATCCTTTTGACAATGATTTATATAAGTGGATTCAGAATATTGTTGAAGGTAAGATTGCGCGTGCGAGTTTAGCCGAACAGTTACGCTCGCACGCACATTTATTATCGAATGAAGTTAATTATTAGATAGAATTTCGAACAGTCGAGGTATCCGCGGGTGAATTTGCATTTAACAGCCGCTATTTTTCTAAGAGTTTCATAGAATAACGTTTTAGTACCAATGCGCTCAACATCGTCTTATCTTGCGTTTTTATAGCAAATATTATTGGCATTCTTTCATATTTGTTATCGTATTAAATTCTATCAAATATTGAAGAAAATTCCTCAGTATTTTTTCTAACGCACTTTACTTTATATAATAGCTGTGCTATTATATAAAGTATCAAACAAGAAAGGAGGTGACATGCATGTAGTGGAAATACTTGTTGCGATTGCAAGTCTACTGGTTGGCATTGCAAAGATTATAGAAGCAATAGCAAAACTCATCAAAGAGTTGAAACGCAATAAGTAAATAAAGAGTCCCGAACAGTCGAAGTGTCCGGGACTCACTATCCACTATACTGCAGGCTCATTATGAAATTAGATGCAATAGTATCGGCTATATTCTCACTTGTTATTATCGCTGGAATATGGTGTCATTTTTCGCCTTGGCTTATAACCGGCTGTGCTGTAATCAGTGCCGTATGCGCGTTAGACGCTGGAAGAAAGCGTAAAAAGTAGCATGAGTGAGCGTTATTTGAGTTATACGGAAGTTGCTGAGCTTATTGGTGTGAAAACTGGTGCGCTTGGCAACTACAATCTTCCAGATCCAGACGCGTTTATTGGTCGCACTCGTGGTTGGAAACGTGAAAGTATTGAAACTTGGAATGCTAGCCGTCCAGGTCATGGCGGACGCCCTACTATGCAGAGTGATTAAGAGTAGTTAAGAGTAGAATTGTATCCGATGGGAGACGAGCTTATACTTAATCATTTCTTCACAACTCGAGTTTTAGCATCTCAGAATCAATGTTATAAGACGGTTGTAAATCGCTTTGTACAAGATGCTAAAGGGAAAACTAATAGCGAGATAATAAGCGAGATTTACGAGCTTATGAGGAAAGGACATAGGTGTGAGTATTTTTATCAAAATACTTTATTAAATAAGTTCTTGCTCAGCGGCGGCAATAACACACAATCAACTGCATTGACACAGCTTCCCATAAGCAAGTCAAGAGCCGATTTCATCGTTATCGACGATAAAGCTACTGTGTATGAGATAAAAACCGAGCTCGACACTTTCGAACGACTAAAGACACAACTTAGCAATTACTTCAAAGCTTTCAACCGTGTGTGCGTAGTAACATCTGAAAACAAGTATCAAAACGCTGTAGAAACTCTTTCTAATACCCCTGTAGGGATTTATGTGCTTGATAGTCAAAATCATATAAGCAAAAAAATGTGTAAAGAACCTGTAGAGGATAATTCAAAACTTGAGCACGTTGCATTGTTTAAGCTGCTACGCAAATACGAATATGAAAACATAGTAAAGCAATATTTCAACATGCTGCCTGATGCTGCACCCGCGTTTTATTACAATGTTTGCTTGGATCTGTTTCGTAAAATTCCCATTCTTGATGCTCACGCAATGGTTATGAGCGAACTTAAGAAACGGAATCATATTAAGTATATGGACGCCTTTAACAGTGTACCTTATGCGTTAAAATCTCTTGCATACTTTTCTTATAACACAAAGAAAAATCTTAACAGTTTGCTTAATTTTTTGGGGAAAAATTTTATATAAAAAATTACCCCCCGCATGGAGCGAGGGGCAATATGATTGCTACTTGTTTTCAGCAGGTACGTCTCCTGATTCTTGCGACGTACGTCCAGCTTCAGCATCAGCTTCAGCTACTGCAGCATGCTTGCCTGTATTGATAGCATCATCTGTCTGCCCATCAACATAAGTTTTTACACACGCAAGCACAGATAAGAGGACTCTTATAGCCCTTGTTTTTGCGATTTGCAGATTTAATGCTGATACATTTTCGGCAAAGCTAACGCCTTCTATCCAAATAATATATCCACTCACAATACCAACAAGCGGCGGATTAATACCTAAGTTTGCTTTAGTTTGAGCATACTCCAGCAAAATCGAAAGAGCTACTATCAACACGTACGCAAATTTATGAAAGAGTCCGTCACGCATTTTACTGCTAGACACCGAACGCAAGTAAACTGCTTTCGCAAAACCACTAATATAGTCGAGCAACACAAGGCCACCAGCAATTTCGAGCAATAAGATTTCAATATCATTCATTCTTTTCTTCTCCTAGTTTTTATTTTGGTTGGTTATCTTTTGTTATCCACGCGCCACTAATGTGCGTAGTGCAATCTCGAGCATCGCCGTCATAATAGATTGAGCCGTCTGGCTGTACTAGCAAGGCGGCGCGTCCGCCAGTGAGTGTGATTGTTGCGAGCGAGGTAGGTCTGAATCCTTCTGGTATGTACTCGTTTGCCTTAGCCCATTGTGCATCCCCTGCTTTAATCCCACCAGCGCCATTAGCTGTCACGACATTGCCTGCGCGAGTTAAAGTCATACCAACGCTGTTGTTTACTCCCCAGGGCACATGTATTTCAACGCTGCTAACGTCTCCGTCAACTACTATTTCGCTTTTAATCATTGGATATTCCTCCCCTGACTTGGTCTGATCTTGTTGTTTTACAGCTCCTGTCATTGCGTCGTACCATTCTCCAGCGCGTTTCATGTAATCTGAATTTTGAGAATCTCTGATACTACAAGGGCAAGCCGTTGCATAAAAATACGAGTGTGGAAAAACATTTTTCATCCATGTAGGTCTGCCTAAACCGTAAAGCCTGCATAATGCGGCAACCAGATGCGCTCCATTTTCCAAGCATTGGGCACTGATCTGCCATGGCGAGGTGCTTATGTCTGCGTGCTCAATTCCGATTGATGTGGCATTTGCATTCCAGTTCCCAGCGTGCCACGCTGTATCGTAATCCCACACGAGTTGGCCAATTCGCCCGTCTGACTGTACTTGATAATGCGCGCTGGCTTCGCGCGTTTGCCAAACGTTGTAACAGTCTTGAATACTTAAATTCCCCGCATTGTGATGTAGTACAATTTTATTGATTTTTAGACCTTGCCGCCCTTTGGTGTAGTGCGTTGTGAGCAATTTAATTTCATCTGCATCACAAGTTTCCCAGTTTTTCATATTCCTCCTATATTAAAAAAGCCACGCTGTTTGCGTGGCTAAAAAATGAGTTGTTCGGAATTTCCGAACATGTTCAAAAATCTAATCGTGTGCTAATCGCGTGTATCATACTTTTTGCATTTTGACCTTGTTGGACTCTTGTTGGACTCTTGTTGAAGACTTTCTGAAATTAGTACCTTAATTAGTACCCAAAGTACCCAAAAACGCTATTGAAAGTACCTTTTTATTTTTTCCTATTTATCCTACGTTGTCCTAAAGTGTCTCATTTTTCGTTTTGAGCTGCTTATAATATGCGTCCATGCTTTGAATCGTGCGCCATGCGTTATAGTGCTTGAGCGTGCCACGCCATGAATGATACATTGCGCTGATTTGTTTCCAGCTGATGTCTCCACGGTTTGCGAGCCTTGCTAGTGCGCGTAAATGCTGCCTCATTCGCTTAATCGTCTTTGGTATAGGACGCGTTATTATCCGTCCAGTTTGCGCGTAATACCATTTTTTCTTAAGCCACGTAAAGCCATGGTGTAGTGACGTAATATATGTTTTTATCGGATTAAGTGTTAAGCCTAGTTCTGTGCTCATTTTTTTAATCTGTTCGAGCGTTGAGCGTAGCTTAAGCAGATCCGAGTCAATAACATATAAGTCGTCCATGTATCTTCCAGTTGCTTCGCAACCTGAGCATTCTTCTATCCAATGGTCTATGCGTGACACGTATCCCACTGCTAATTGCTGGTTTGTTTCCGCGCCTAAACCTAAGCCACTATCACATTCCGCGTCCATGAGCTGCTCTAGCCATGGCATTATTCGCTTATCTTGTATGCGCTCAGAGGCTTGTTCTAAGACTTTTCCGCGCGGAATTGACGCAAAATAATTCGAGTAATCACACAACAGTATCCAGCCTTGCGAGCCGTGTTTTCTGTAGTGTTGTGCTAGTTGTTTGCGTAGTAGTTTTATCGCATACATTTCGCCTCTACCTTTTTGGTTTGCGCTATTGCCGTGAGTATACGAGCGCGTATAGCATGGTATTAAAACGTTTCTTGAGATTGTTTTCTGTATTACTTTCTCCCAGAACGCGCTAGCTTGAATGTGTCGCACTTTGCCGCGCTCTATGATTGTGAAACATTTACGCCGCCCCGTTATTTTTCCACCGCTAGTCATCAGCTTTTGCGCATGTAGAGTGTTAAGCATCGCGTGATTCATATACTGTTGCACGCTATTCTTCCACTTAATTGTTTTACAAGCCTCGTATGCCGCATCAGTGAGCGACTGTAGGCTGCTAGTGTTTTCGAATGTTGCCGTCTTGGTTTGTGCTGCGCGATTGCAATGCCTTTTGATTTGCCTGCGCTTGTATCGCGCTTCAACGCGTTTAATACTCATGTGTAGTCCTTTATAAAAGAGTAGAGTTGATGTCTGATGCTGCTCCTAAAGCCCAATGCGATACGCTATCGGGGTATAAGACGGCTTCCATAGCAGCTTGAGAATACAGCATGAAACAATCGTGGTAAGCGAGTGCGATTGCCATGCACTTTTTGGCGTCCGCTGCATCTTATCAGACACTTTTTTACGCTTGATAGCGATGGAGATTAAGCCCCTTCTGCATTGCATTGCGTTCGCGCTTAATGTGCTACTAGGTCTAGCGTTATGCAAAATCACGGGAGGAGACCGCCCGAATCGTTGTAGTCGTTGTAGTTGTTCGAGCCGCCACCGCTGACCCCAGACACGACCGTGTAGTCACCACTGTACGTGCTAATGGCTTAATCCCCAAAGAATTGTTATTTTTGCTTTACTGTTCGAGCGTGAGCTAACTGTGATGCAATCATTGTTCGCTCTTGCTCAAGCAAATCAAGCAAAGGTTGTAGCGTAGCCATGCCGCGCTTCACGGTGCCTAGTTGGAAAAGCATTTGCATGTCGTGTACTAAATCAATGCACGATGCGCCTGCTTCTATTAAATGCTTTTTGCGCTCCGTTAATCGCTTTTCATCTGACGGGTACCATGCGTAGGCATGTTCAGCTTCACGTTCCAGACTTTCCGCGTGCCCTGTAATGTCTTTGCCTACTAGAAAGCGCAATGATTTTGGCAGCACTGTTTCACGCTTGATTAATTTCAATACCTCTATGCGGATTTTACTAGCGGTTACTACATACCCTGTTAGGGTTTCTTTTCTTTCTCTTGCGTAAACTTGAGTCAATTTAGTTTCTTTCCTTAGATATGATTTGGGGTCGCACGGAGGCGACCCCTAGAATTGATAGATGCGCGTATCCTACGGCTACGCGATGCAGAAGCACGGGAGGAGACCGCCCGAACCGTAGCAGTCGTAGTAGTTGTTCGAGCCGCCACCGCTGACCCCAGAAACGACCGTGTAGTCACCACTGTACGTGCTACGCAACCAATACCATCGGTAGTCGCGCGCGCGACTACCGTTATCAGTAAAGCAAGCCCACTTCGAATAGTAGCCAGAAGACTCCTTAGAATAAGTAGCAGATCCAAACGCCTCAATCTCAGACGGTGGAAACACATGCTCGTTCAAATAACTGGTAGAACCATAACTGTTCGTCCACGGCAGTCTCATGTTGCACACATAAGACTTCAAAGAAGCCGGCATCGCATTGTAAAAATCATTAAACTTGCTCTCTAATATGGAGCCACTATAAGTGTTATCCGAGCTTGCAAACTGCGTAGTGCCCGGAATTAACTTATCCGGTACCATAAGTGCTTCATTTTGACCATAGTGATTAAACTCCGCAATAGTCCAACGATATGTTGTACCATTCACCGTCTCATCAAAATAGTCACCGACATTCACCATGTAACGCTTACCGTCACGAATAGCACGCGCAATAATCTCTGCACCCGACGAATAATCCTTAAATGGCTTCCAGCCAGGCAACGGCTCAAAACTAGGAGAAAGCTGCTTCGGTGACGTGTGTGAGTTAAACCATGCGCGCGCCTCGCTAGGATTCAAACCAGCTTGCAAAGTAAGCGGCACGTCCAAGCTCACGCCACTATCATCAGTCGCGCGAAAATGAATAACAGTTCGCGTAGTACTAGCAAACTTCTCATCAGGCGTTATAACACGCAAACCGTGACCAGGCTGCTTTACCAACTGTACGCGCGAATCATCACAAGACACGTCGTAAAGCTCCGCGCGACTCAAATCCATTATTGGCGTAATCTGCAAGTCCACACTTTGATTTTTAGAAAGCGTTAGCGAGCTAGCAGACGCTGTAAGAGACTTAAGCTTAATACTGCCATTACCGCCGCTGCCGCCGTAGAAAATAGGCTGAATAACCGTCATCGTCTAACCTCCTGCTCAAGAACAGTGAACTTCAAATCTGTTGGCTTTTTAACAATCACTCGCAAATTCCCCCCAATACTCGAATCATCATCAGAATCCAGGAAAATAGGAGACGCTTCAGCATACAATTTCGCTTCATCTTGAGATTTTGGTTTTAAAGAAACAATCCGCACGCGATGAGTACCAGCAAGCGTATTAGGGATTGGAATATTGGCTACATTCCCTTTAAACTCATTAGCTTTAACCGTATAAGTACAAACATATGATGTTGTAGAGATAGTAATGCCGTCCATTGGATTGCTTTGAGTAGTAAACTCAATGCCAGCTCCAGCATTCAAGTATTTACCTTTGCGGCAAGCCGTGAGCGTATTATCCATTGACGCTATTTTATTTTTATTGTTATCAGTAGCTTCAACCGCGCTGTTAGCCGTGGATTGTGCACGTTGAGCTGCGTTAGCCGCATCATTGGCTTTGCTCTGAGCTTGCTCAGCTGTAGCGCGTGCCGTTTCCGACGTACTATTCGCCGTACTAGCCACGCTTTTAGCATCTTGAGCCGCCTGCTCAACAGCCTTCAAACGTGTTTCAGACTCTTGCAAGGCTTGTGTAACCTTGCCAGCCGCCTCAGTAGCTGCTTGCGCCGCACCATTCGCCGTGCTAGTAGCATTATTGGCTTTCCCTGCCGCCTCTCCAGCTGCTGCCGCTTGAGCGTTAGCCGTGCGAGTGGCTTCGAGTGCAGCCTCTTTAGTCTGCTTAAGCTCTTCGACCGCGCCAACAACTTTAGCAGCGGTTTCGCCAGCCGTCTTGACTTGGTCAAGAACACTTTGAGCTTGAGCCACAGCCGTAGCAGACTCTTGAGCTGTGTGGAGCGCATTGTTTGCAGCTTCTACCGCTTGTTCGCTAGTCTGCTTAGCTTGAGCCACCTCGCCAGACACGTTCCTATAGGCTTGTGCTGCCTCATCACACTTTTGAGCACTAGACGACGCGCTAAAGCCAGCACGTTGAGCTTTAACGACCTCTTCTTTCAACGCTGCTAAATCAGTTTCAGTTTGCTTGTTAGCAGCCTCAGTTTTCTCACGGACCAAATCCGCCTGTTGTGCCGCACCATTCGCACGCTCAACAGCCTGCTGAACCTTACTAGCCGCATCATTCGTCGCGTCCTGCACAGTCTGCTTCATGCTACTTACAGCATCATCAGCACGCTTTGCTGCTTGGTCAGCAGCCTGCTTGCTAGCATCGCACTGTTGAACAGCCTCATCAGCCTTGTTTTTCGCCTCAGTTACTGCTTGTGCCGCACCATTCGCCTTATCTGCCGCTTCTTGCGCCGCCGTTCGAATAGAATCCGCTTTAGCCGCCGCCGCATTAGCGTTAGCTACAGCACTCTGAGCATTCTTAGATACAGTCTCACTCTGCTCAACAAGATGCGTGAACTTATCACTCAGCGCGTTAGCTTTACTTGTAGCATCAACAGCACCCTGCGCCGCATCTTGCAAAGCCTGCCTATAAGACTGCCCTTCAGGCGAGCCAGCATCATAAACAGGACGCTCAACAATAGCCGTAAAGCTTTTAGAGCACACAATACTATCGCCACGCTTTACTTCAAAGCCAAGCGTCACAGCGCCAGTCATATGGCACGCGTCACGAGGAACAGCACACTCGTAAACCACGCCCTCAGGTGACTGTTTACGCTCCATCTTCACGCGTCCACCAAGCAACACTCCAGGCTGCGGATTGTAGGCAAGCCACACTTCCACACTCTCATCGTCAATAGGCACAGCGTCGTTACAAGGCTGCACACAAATCGTGCGACCATTCTCATCGCCGCCATTCAAACGCACATCAGGAATAAACGCGTTAGCATAGTCAAGCTGGATAATCGAACGCGTAACACTACGAAAATCACTCATGTTTTTCACCCTTACTATTAGCAGCCGCCTCAAGCTGCTGCACTCTACTAGACAACACCTTCACGCGCGCCTGCAATTTCGCATTATCCAAACTAAGATTCGCGATCATAAGTTGTAGATTAGTTAAAGTGATAGTATTCTCATCTTCCATTATTCATTCTCCTTGCTTATAGTGTTTTTATTATCTTTTCCATCAATGCCTAACGCGCTCATAATCAAATCAAGCTTTTTAAGTATTTGATTCGACGGACTATTAGATAAGTCAAGCTTCACAGGTGGAGGCGCAAAACTACCCTCTGGCATCTCAAGCATCGGTGGAATCATATCCCTATCATCTTTTATCATTTTCACCTCCAGTTATCATCAATGACAAAGCCATGACCAAAGCCAAAGCGAACAGGCTGATAATCCGTGACTTGACCGTTGTATATGGCTCTCGGCAAATAGAATTGCTGGACAGCCATATTTAATCCGCCGCCAGAAACACAACAAGAACTATCAATAACAGCGTTCGTAAGACTTCGACCCGTAAGCGATAGGTTACCCCAAATCGTGAAACCAGCCGAGCGTCCGCCGCTGCCGTCAACAGCAGCATTATTATCAAGCAGCATACGCAGCCTGCCATCACTCCACCAGCCAAGGCAAGTATCATAAGAGTCAGCTTCAAACGCGAGCATGCGCGCGCCAGAGTAGTCACGCCGCCAGCCAATATGACCCAGTGCACCACCGTAATCGTCCGTAAAATACATGCCGCGACTGTTTAGCTTCAGCGCGCCGTTATAAATAGCATTATCCGTAATAGTCATTCCACCAATCTCACCACGAGACACGTGAATAGTAGAATTTGTTAAATCCCACCAGTTAGAGTTTGCGTAATCTTGGATACGACCAGCACGAATAAGGTTAGCGTCTAAATTACCGGTCTTAATCATGTCCGCGCTAAGATAGCCAGTGCGCATGTAAGACGCATTCAAATAAACGTGTCCACCACTCAAGTAAATGCCCTGCGTTTCACCGTTATTCGTGAGTTTGTTGAAAATAGCCTCCTGAGTAAGACTCTCATTTGTGATTTCGGAGATAGTCTTACCACCAATCTTCACGGACGCTTGCAAACTAAATTCGCCCGTATCAAGATTCCAAAAATTACGCCCCTGCGCATCACTTAAAATGCCAGTGTAAATACGGTTAGCAAACAGTCCGTGACCATCGCAAACATTCTTCCAATCCCAGTCGCCATTAGACTTTTTGGAATCTGCGATGCGCCAAAATCCGCCGCCAATCTGAGTTACGGTAGTAGGATTCTTATCCTTGTTTTTGTCGTACACGAGAAGGCCAGTATTAGGCGTTAAATACGTGTATCCGCCGCGCGCGTTAAGAATATCATTCACGCGACCTATAAGGTCACGAACGTACAAGCCATTACCTTCCGTGACGGCATTCCACTCGCTAGACTGAGCGATAAGCGCATCAAGCTTCTGCTGCATTACGCGTCGCTTTTGAGTGTAAGACTCGCTAATGTTGCCGAGCGTAATACGAGTCGCATCAACAGAATCGAGCAAGTCTTCCTCAATTTTTAGCACACGCCCTTCAACGCGAATAGGAGGCGTAAACGTAGTGTCAACAATCTGTACAGCGTCGCCAATACTCACGCCGTCAGGGTCAAACCCAGCGCGCCCAAGATTGACGACTTCCGCCTCGTAAGACACTTGAGGCTTCGACGCTTGGGCCAGTCGCGCCTTAGCAAGCTTTAAAAGCTCATTACGGTCATCGCAATCGTCAAAAACCGCATCGCCTTCAAGCACTCCCCAATACTGTTGAGCCTCAACATTATCAAGGTACGGTTTGCCGTTGTTTACTTCTTTAAGCCCAATGCGCCTTGAGTATCCGCCAGTAGCGTTACCATCATCGTCTGTTTTCTCCTCGCCTTTACCCCAAGCGTAAAGGCGTGTAATAATTTGCTCGGCCATAAGAGTTCGCTTAACGCTCTTTAAGTCGCAACCGTATTCGAATCGCCTTTCAGCATTCTTATTACCACGCTGCTCCAATAGGTTTACAGTACGAGCCGTAACCTTACCATTCTCAACGCTTATGCTAGTCTCAACTTCAAGCCCAAACGTTTCAGCAATCTCTTGTAAAGACTTGAGCGCGTTTTGATGGTAAAAACTCAAATTCGCATAATGACGAATAGTACCATTCTCAATGGTACCAATCTTCCAGCGAGTGCCTTCCAGTGCGACTCTCACACGCTCAGGCGCGGTTGTTTTACGCCCACGCTTATCAAGTATGTACGAGTTTTCAAGCTCTGCAATAGAATTCACGCAATACGCTGTAGTTATTGGCTTGCCCTCGTCTCGCTGAGTTTCCACGCTTTGCACAATGTACTCATGCCACAAGCCTTTACCGTCTAAGTAAAGCAAGCGATCATTCTTCTCTACGCCACCGTCAAGCGTAGTAATATCCAACGTATCTGTACCATCAACACCAACAGTGCGCTTAGCACTCGTAATAGTAGTTATTTCCTGCTTAAGCGCACCATCATACCCAACGTGAGTCAGTCGCATAAAAGCCTCCTATTGTAAGAAGAGTGGAGAATATGTAAGAGTTCCAGAACCACCGTCAACCGTGAGTTTGTTAAGTCCGGGACGTAGCGAGAAAAACGTGCTATCAATCGACGGCAACAGCAAATTACCGTTTATTCTGCACCTTCTTGACTCAGGCATAGTGTCAATTTCAAGCGTGCCGTTCATGTGCGCGCCAATGTTAAATTCAAGGAATAAGCCGTTTTGATTAGTGATTTTCACACTATCAGCGTCAACGTTAAGAGAAAACTTCGCGAAACACGGAACATTACCAAGAACATTAAGCTTATTCACACCGTTTACGAGCTTAACTACTGTAGTGCGGCCGTAAGTCCACGGTTGTGCTAATAGGATAAGAGTCGCCACAAGTGCGTGACGACTCTTCCCGCGTTCTTCCAACTCGCTTATACGCCACCTACCACGCCACTCGCCTTCAGTAAGATAGCAGGATAATGCACCACGCCTACCTTGCAAGCGAACCAGATTGGCACGAACCGCGCTAATCTCATCAGGCTCACCAACAGCAACAAGGCTCACGCTAATCTCAATAGGATTCATATAGGCTCTCATGGTTTCGTCCTCAAGAGTCGTGTCCAGCGCTCCGCTTAAGCCTGGCACGGTTACCGAGCTTGTTTTAAGCTCAGGCTGCGCAACCTTAATACCGTTCTCGCCAAGCATAAAACCAAGCTCACTTATAGGCGTGCCATTAATGCGCACCCAATACTCGCTATTTTCCCATATTTTCATGTTTACCTGCCTAGCTTAGCGAGCCTATTAAGCTCATTGTTCATTGGTTTCGCCAGTACGCCAGCCATGACTTCGCCGCCGCGACTATTCAACTTCAACGTCACACCTTGGCTCATAACCTCACCGAATGCCTCGTAAACATCCTGCTTAGTTAAACCATGCTGCGACGCGTCAACATCATAGCTTGCCGCAACCTTAGCAAGCTGATTCTGCTGACCTTCCCAACCGCCGTCAGGCGGCACAACAGTAGTTTTCAAGCGAATAGCATTCGCATCATCAAACCAGCTGCCAGACTGTTTAGTGAATCCTGCAACCTGCTTTTGCACACCCTGCCACGAGTCGCCAAGACCCTTGCTAAAGCCTTGCATGATAGCGTTACCAGCTGGTATAAGCAGCTTCTTATCGTAAGATATTGGGCCTTTATGATTCTTGATCCAGTTGCCGATGCCGCCAACGAAATTACAAATACCGTTCCACGCTGATTTCAAGCCGTTAAGTAAACCATTAAGGATAGCTCTACCAGCGTTCAACAGCCACTGACCAGCGCCTCTAAAGAACCCAAGAATCCTATCTTTCAAGCCAGTAACAAAGCGAAAAACAGCATCAATACCAGCCTTAGCACCGTTTTTGATACCGTTCCAAATGTTACTGAAGAAGCTTTTAATACCGTTCCACATGTTGTTCCATGTGTTACTAATGCTATTTAGTACGCTGCTAATAGTGCTATTAATCCAATTCCACGCCGACTGACCAAAGCTTTTGATGCCGTTCCAAACGTTAGTAAAGAACGAACTGATATCATTCCAGCACGCATTCCAAGCCTTTCCGATACTATCGCAAATGGACTGTAGTGTAGACGTGAGCCAATTCCAAACAGCTTGAGCAGCGCCTTTAATCGTGTCCCACAATGCGTTCCATATGCCCTGCAATACAGCGCCGCCAGCGTTAAAAATAGCGCCGATACTATTCCACCCAGCCTGCAACAGCCCAGTAATAGTATCCCAAATAGCTTGCAAGATGCCTGGCAGTGCCCCAATAAGCGCGCCAATAGCCTGCGGTAGTCCTGCAATAATGCCGCCAATAAGCTGCCCAACGCCCTCAAGAAGAACAGGCAAACAGTTCACAAGAGCCACAACAATGTTGCTAATAATGCTAGGCAGTGCTGCGACAAGCTGAACAATCAACGTCGGTAACTGTTGAGCCAATGCTGCGATGAGTTGCACAACGCCCTGCACAATAGACGGCAATAATGTTGGCAGCGCTTGAGCAATAGAAGTCACCATCTGCACAATACCCTGCATAAGCTGCGGCAAATTAGCAATAAGCCCCTGCGATAAGCCCTGCACAACCTGCGGCATCATCTGCGCTAACTGCTGCGCAATCTGCGGTATTTGCGCTGCCAAACCTTGGAAAAGACTGCTTAATCCTGCAACCATTTTCGGCAAAGCCTGCGGCAACGCTTGAGCCATGCCACCAACAGCAGCCAACAATGCTTGAGATAAGCCACCAAGAACACTAGGCAACGCTTTGCACGCCCCCTGGAACAAGCTAGCAAAACCTTTAGTAAGCCAGCTTGCAATCGACGGCAACTGCGCAACAAGAGCTTTGAACAGTTGCTGCACGCCACTCATCAACGATGGCAACTGCTGCATAATAACAGGCGCTAATTGGCTGAACGCTTGAGCAAGCCCATTAATAATCTGAGGCGCGCACTGCGTGACGGTTTGAGCAATCTGCGGTATCGCCGTAGCCAACGCTTTAGCCGCCTGCGGAATATTAGCAGCAAGATTCTTAATACCATCAGTCACATTTGCAGCCATGTTTTGCACACTTGACGCAAACTGAGACGGATCAAGATGCATCATCGCACTAAAACCTGCGGTAACACCGCTCACAATAGCCGCGTTGATACCAAGAGCAGACGCCGCCTTGTCAACAGCACCAAGGCACGTTCCAACGCCTTTAACAGCATTGCCAAACATTTTAATGCCGCCACCAGCTGCATTGAGTGCTGCCGCGCCAACAGTTTTGAACGCTGCGCCGCCGTGAGCTTTAAGCCCATCAAACGCTGAGCCAACTACGCTAGCAGCCCTACCAAGCATAGGTATTCTCGAGCAAGCATCACTAATAGCACTATTCAAGCTGCTTTTAATGCCAGCACCGACTGTTTTTGCAACATTAGCTAACGGTGCAAATGCTGCTGACACTTTAGATGCGATAGGGGAGAATGCCGCGCCAATTGTGTTGCATACGGCTTGCGCTGCGCCACCAAGTCTATTAAGAGTGTTAGCAGCGGACGCAACCATAGATCCAACAGGCTGAGTTAGAAAATCAGGAATCTTAATACCAGTAACAGCACTAACAATGCTAGCAATACTAGCCCTAACTTTAGTGACTTCATCAAGTGTAACTTTGCTATTAAAGAGCTTGATCCCACTAGCCTGCTTAGATATGAATTGGAAACCATTAACCATGTCAGCAAAACGAGCCTTAATAGTGTTACAGCTAGCGTTCGCCTCATCTTCTAACAGTTTGAACGCGTTCTTAAACTCAGCTGGTATTTTAGTACCATTCGCCTCAGCCTCGCGCATCGCGTTAGCTAATTGCATTACACTATCGCGCACATTAAGATTGCCACGCTGCATATCATTGAGAATGTCAACAAGCTCCGCACCATCTTTACCCATTTTGCCAAAATCGACACTACTAACAGCTTGAGCGAAAAGTTTAATGCTTTGCGCTCCAGCATCAAAGCGCCCTATTTGTTTAGCGATAGTTTGCAATCCAGAACCGAGTTTAGAAAGTCCAGCACCCGACGCTTCCAACAGACTACCAGCCATTTTGCCAGCCGCGCCACCAATAGACACAAGTCCATTCTTGAGCTTAATAAGCGCGCCACCAATAATAGGAATACGACCAAGGAACGAGTCCGCACCCTTCAAAATACCGCTAAACGCCATCGCACCAGCAAAACCTAGCATTTTAAGCCCGCTCACAAGCTGATCAACGCTCATGTTGCTAATCTTGTCAAACAAGGCGGTTAACGGTTTCAAAAACGCTTCAACATTATCAGGAGAAAACGCTTTAGCAAAAACAGGAGCAAGCTTATTAAAAACATTCGCAATAGCATTGCCAACACTCGTAGCAAGAGGAATAAACCCTTTCAAACTGTTAGCAACCGCGGTTACGGCGCCACTAGAAGAGATAGACGCTAAACCATGACCTAATGCTTGGCTGATTTTAGTAGCAGTTTGGTTGGCTGCCATCTCCCAATCGTTTTTAATAGAAGTAAATGCGCGATCTGCAGTGATTGGCAGCATTGCGAACTGTTTATTGATTTTATCAGCGTTCTCAAAAATAGCATCACGTAGAGCGTCACCAGAAATCTGCCCAGCTTTACCTAATTCTTTGAGCTTACCAACATCAACATTAAGATGCTTAGCAAGCATTTGAGCAATCATAGGCGAATTTTCCATAATGGAATTCAACTCGTCTCCGTTTACTATGCCTTTGCCCAAGGCTTGTGTAACCTGCCGCATAACAGACGCGGTTTCAGCACCACTAGCGCCAGTCGCAATAAGATTCTTCTGCAATAGCGTGCTGAACTTTAACGAAGTCTTATAGTCAGGAATAGTTTTAGGTGCAAGCTGAACAAGACGGCTAGCAGACTCAACCATATCCTTAAGTGGTACGCCGATGCCGTTTGCCGCCTTGTGAGTTGCTTCTAACGCTTTCTGCCAGTTGCTGCTAGTTCCAACAGCAACCTTAAGCAAGGAGGTGGTACGACCCCACTCGTTACCAAGATTGACAACACTACCAGCAATGCCAGTAATCTTTTTACCAAGCATTGCCACGCCAGCTAATGCTGCGCCAATCTTCACATACTTACCAAGGCTGCTGTTCACGCCGTTTGCAATTTTCCTGCCGAGCAAACTACCAGCGTCAACGCCAGCGAACGCTTTCTGCAATACGCCACCCATGTTGCGCACTTTAGGTACAACCTCAACGAACGCGGTAGCAACCTTGATAGCCATAACGTCACCTCTTCAAAAATTCTGCTAACGTATCAACGTCAACAGCTTTAACATCACTATTCTGTTTTGAACTTTTACTTCCCGGACGCGGAATTTGACTCTTAAACTTTGCACCTTTACGAGTCGCGTCCTTCGTTTTACTCCATGCGAGAAAACTCGTATTATCCGCGATAAGAGCCAATAAGTAAGTGTTTGTAGTCCACGCGTTGCGCTCATCAAACACGCTCCAAATAAGCGCCTCATGAGGCAAGTTAGCAGCCAAATCAGCCGCGCGCATAATGCGAATACTGTAGCCAATCTCATCAATATCAAGCCCGTAAAAACGCTGCATGTCCGCCCGAAGAACGTCCGAGCGGACACGCAACATTTCCACGAGCGTCACGAGTTTGGGGCAACCTTATCCATAAGCTCCTGCATAAAACTATTAAGTACTTCTATAGGAACAAACCCATCTTCATCTCTCTCTCCTAAAGCTTTTTGGACTTTATCGCATTGAGAACCTAAAACTCTACGGAACAGCTTTAACCCTGCAGTTCCGCTAGGATTTGACCCATCGTCAGGACTTGTTAGCGACAGCAGTTCCATTGTTTCCCAATCATCGAACACTCTCGGATTAACGGTCACTTCAACGCCTTGTATTGTAATAGTTTTTGTCTTAGTTTTTGGCATAGTATGCTCAGTCATAATATTTACCTTTCATAAGTTTTCCCTTTCTAAAATAAAACGCTTGCACCCTGAGAAAGGAAATAAGCAGAGTGCAAGCGAGAATTAAAAAAAAACGACTAGCCTAAATGAGATTCAGCACCAGCCGAATTTACAGAACCAGCAACAGGCGTTGCTACGGCATCAATGTAATCGTCAACCGTCTTGCCACCAATCAACTTAGATGGATTGGCGGAAAGAGTTACAGAATACGTAATAGGGTCACCAGCAGAATAAGTAATGTCATCATACTCAGTGACAGACGCGTCAGGCAAAACAAGACGCTTCTTACGGTTACCAGTAAGCATGATTTCAAACACAACAACATAATGCTCATCCTTCGGCATACCGTGAAGAATATGCAAGCTGCCAGCAGACTCGGTAACATTATCAGCGCCGTAGCGTAGCTTCATAGAATCTGCTTTAATCTCAAGCATTGCGAACTGATAAGTCTCAGAGTAGGAGGAAATTTCCTTCAAAACAGTGCCACCACCCCACTCTTTAACCTCAGTAGTATCAGTATCAGTACTGTTTGTTAAACCGTCTTCACTGATATAACCAAGGCACTTATAATCCTCAGCCAATGGCGTTTTAGCGTCCTTTGGCAGTGGCGTGCCAAGAGGCGCATAATACACGCCGCCAATAGCACAAGGCTTACCAAGCGACACATTAGCCTTATCATTCTTTGTTTGCTCAGTCATAATATCTCCTAATAAAAAAGCCGCCCAAAAGGCGGCAAATAAACAATAACCTAAACTTTTTAATGTGGATTCAATTAGAAAGAACCAATTGAATCAGAATCTGATACCGATTATGCGTAGGGTAGTCAGGAGAAGGAAAGTTAAAAACACTCTCCACGCTAACAGACGCTACTTCGGGCAATTCAACAATGCTCATCAATCGCGGAACAACAACGTCGGTAGTAATGCGCGAGCAGTCCCACCTTGTTGCTGCCCAAACTTGTACGGCAATAGTCGCATTGCTCACATGGTATGAGCTAGAGCCTCCAGTTTGCTCTACGGTTATACAACGCTCTTCGCGTTTCGTTGGCATAACCATGCGAGCCTTATATTGTGCTAAAAACTCATCCTTATTTAACCAGTCCATAACCAGTTTTTCAGCGTTTACCATGATGTGCCACCTATCGCCTTAGAAAGCGTATTATAGCGAGCGTTATCCAATCGCGTCTTATACACCATCGTGCTATTACCAATATTCGTAGTAGCCAACGCAATACTACCTGCTTCAGTGTTTTGCGCCGGTAGTGCTACATAATGTGCGCCTAACGTTTGGTGAAGACTATTCGCACGGTTGGCAATATCTTCGGCAGACTCGTTGATAGCTTGCTTACTACCCGGCTGCTGGTAGATTTCACGTAGTGCTTTATTGTTAAGCACGATTTTCACGTTCGTCATAATTTACCCTTCTACTGTTTTAACCTCTACAACCACGTTCCATCCAGTTGGCGCCATGTTTGTGACGGCTGGTTTCGGATTACCTATTACCGCGTACTCGCATTCGCCTATTTTGACTTGTGCGCCTCGCAATGAATGGTAAGTCCATGAGCGTGGCATGTAGAGTGTTCTCGCAACTTCGATACCGTCAGGACGAATAGAGTCCGTGAGATTGTTTTGCGCACCGTCTATTACGAGCACGTTATCCACGGTTTCCGCGTCCGTTTCCCACACGGTTTCGCCGCTTGGTAGAATACCGTTAGCATGGCGGCTGATTATTGTAACCGTTCCGCCGCGCAATGTTAGCCTCTATCAAGTTGGATAATGAACGCTTTTTCAACGCCAACACCTAGGTCTTCAAGCTCACTTTTAAGCGGATACAAGTCGCCAGTAGGATTCGCGAAAGTTCCAGACTCGCTGAACGCTCCAACGCCTTGGCTAACTTGAGTGTAGCCGCTAGGATTTTGCACGTCAGCTATCATGCTTCGCTTTACCATTGCACACACAATGCGAGCAAGCCTACTTTTAGGCTGATTCGCCCAGTTTGTGCAGCGAGCTTTTAGAATGTCGGTTGCGTCAAGAAGTTTAGAGGCTGCGACAGCTTGTTCGCTCTGTGTGAGCTTATGCCATCTCGCCTCTAATTCTTCCACGGTTGCGAACGCTTCTTCAACGTCCGCCATTGTTACACGCTCCCAAACGTAGGCGTGTCAGGGTCCACACGAGTCACAGTCTGCTCACCGGTGTCAAGATTGCGCACCACATGATACGTAATATTGTCCTGATTCGTAACCGTAAACTCTTCCAAGCGCGGCAAGTTTTCCACAGGTTTGCGAACACTAGGCATTAATAACACCCTTCAAACGTGCCGCACCCTTAGCACCAAACAATGCCAAACCAGTGTAGAACTCGATTCGAGTACGCTGAGACGGCTTCTCCTGCAACTCACCAAAGTCTTTAACCACTACGCCACCATTGGTCAAACCAATAACACCAGTGTCGCCTTCGCCTTGAGCGAAACGAACAGCATAGATGCTACCAGTGTTAGAAGCGGTACCCTGAGTTTCATCAAGCCCAAGAACAGCCTTACCAGCTGGAGTAGAACCGGCATCCAAAATAGGAATACCATTCCACATTACAGAACGTTTACCTGCCACATCGTTTTGCACGAAAACGTCAACAGACACGTGGCGTGCCGCGGAACGAATCTTCGCGATAATAGCCGCGTTAGTGTAAAGCGCACCATTAGAACCGTTCAAACCGTTTACAGATGCGCACAATTCGTCCAACTTATCGAAGAACTTAAAAATGTCCTCTTTACCGTCTCCAAGAATACGCAAACCATTAGTGTCAGCGTCCAAAACCTGCTTACCAGTCAGACGCTTCTTCAAACCATTAAAGCTCTTATTATTCGTATCATTATCTCCATTGAAGAAAGAGTCCTGATATGCGTAAGACAATGCTTTAACTTTCATAACGGTTTGTTCAGCACGCTGATCCTTCACATTAGAGCGAGTCTGTTGAATAAAATTATCAAGGTCAGCGTCGCCACCGAGAATGTAAAGACTCTCAGTGGTCTGCTTAAACGTACCAGTAGACTCAGGATAAGCCTCGTTTACCGCACGATAAGCCACAGTAGGCAATGTTCCTTCAGAGTTAAACGCGTAAGCGTTGCCCTGAATTTCAATAAATGGAATGCGGTCAAGAATAGGGGACTCTTGTATAAAAGTCTCAATAATGCCGCGCGCAAGCTGGTTTGTGCTAATAACAGCGGACTCTGCTAATGTTACTGTCATAATAACTCCTTATTTTTGTTGTTAATTCGAGAATGCCGCCGCAATACGTTCAAATGGTGTCATTTTCACGCTAGGGGGAACAGAACTCTTTGTTCCTGCAGTCGGCAAATTATGTTCTCTAGCTTTGAAGAACTTTGCAAGAATCGCCGCATTTTCCTCCAGCTCTTTGCCGTCACCTTTTAGGAGGCTTATGAGCTGAACATCAAGCTCAGTTTCGTGCGCAACTTTTTCAACCTGCGCATTATGCTCTGCTTTAGCTTTCAGCGCGTCGTTCTCAGCTTGCAACTTTTCGATAAGCTGAGCGTTAGCAGATTCCTGCGAATCATACTTTTCTGCTTTTTCTTTCAACTCATCGTAATTAGCGTATTTTGCTTCTACTTCCTCAACGCGCTTATTCAGCGCGCGACTGAACTCTTTAGACGTTTCGGACTGTTTACTTTCCTGCTTAGAGCTTTCAGTATCGTTAGTAGAATCATTTTCCACTGTTTGCTGAGAATCAGTATCAGACTGCTCACTACCGCCAACCGCGTCCGTATTGGCAATAAAGCGAATATAGAATGGTACTTTCTTGTTCATTTGTTCTCCTTAGTTAGTCGCGCAATTAACAACGCGGTGCGCGGTTTCCGCGAAAAATAGAAAAGCCACACAATCGTGTGGCTGATAATATGGTGTGTTATGCCGCTTATTTATAGCGTAAATTCATTAGTATCGTTTAAATATTCTTCTTTAAGTTCTCGTTCAAGTTCTGCTCGTTTAGCAAGATAGACTTTTGCACAATTAGCACATAAGTGGTGACTGAACCCAACATTTATCCAGCCTTTAAGTGGAGAATCTTCCCTCAAGTCAAATCCTAGTGTTGGTTCTGCTTCGGGTGCACATTCGACTTTAGCTTTGCAATGGTCACAGAATAGTGCAGCTTTAGCAAGATATGTCATGTTAATTCCTTTCTAAGCATTGAATAGGATAAAGCCATATGATAGAATTGAATTGAGAGCTGGGGCTCCCCTTACCCTTGACCCTTCACGGGGTAGGTTTGGGGGAATGACCAGCTCTTTTGTAATAGTTAATTTTCCCGTTTTCTATTATGCAAACGCAATTTAGTTTCGTATCTTCTCTAGATAAACGTTTTTGAACAATAGTATTTATCAAATCTCTTGGCATATTTGAATCAGTTATATCTAGAATGACATTTGCACTTTGTTTGGACGCATGTTTTAGCGCATTATCTATAGTGTTTTTGCCATTGCCTGAAATGGTTTTTAATTCCCATGTTTCTTTATCTATTGTAAAATCAGGGTTTTTCTGATTTTGCATATTTTTAACTGGGTTTGCTGTAATGTTATGCCCTGATTGTGCAATCCATTTCATAGCGCGCTTTTCTTTACTATTAACACGAGCGCCGTCGGGTATGCTTATTGAGCCTTTTGAATGTTTAATAGTTTGCCGCCCGTCTTTGCAAGTTCCAGGCATTTTCCTAATCTCTTTGAGCACGCTACGGTAGTCTTTCGGATTAGTTGCGTTAGCTTTAGCACTCTTCCAAATAGCCTTATACTTTTCAGGCTCATAGCCTTTAAGATTCAGCGCTCCAGAACCCCACTGTGGCACTACCTCGCAATCGCAATGTTCGTGATAATAGTTGATAAGCCCGTTAGTGCCTTGTTCTAAACCTGCGGAATGTTGCGACTCGTAAACAAACCCACGGCTAGCGAGCATAAGGCAAAAAGCGCACGTGTAAAAACCTCTAGGCACCCGCGCCCAACGAGGCTCATCAGGGTCATTCTTCATATTAGAACGCACCATTTGCCGGCTAGCAGTATGCATCATATCAGCCATAAACTGCTGCATGTCGTCGAGATTATTTAGCGGCATTTTAGCCCAAAGGTCATTTATACTCATGCCAGCTCGCGAATAACCGTTTTTAACTTGCCTAAATGTTAAGCCGTTAAAATCAGTGTCTGAAAAGCCTTTCAACACGCTCCACAAGGCGCGGTCAGGGTCAAACGCTTCAGACTCAGCCAATGTGGAAAGTTTCGTGCCAGACTGTTGATACAGTTCACGAACATTACGATAATACGAGTCCGCTTCACTTGCCGCGTCCCTGACGAAGTCCTCAACAATATAACGAATATCATCAGCGTGCGCAACAGACTTCATGGAGTGAGTTGTGAAATACTCCTCAAGGTTATAACAGGCTTCTTCAATCAGCGTATCAAGACACTTCAGGTGCTTCTCGTACTCCAGGTCGTACAGTTCCTGCGTTTGCCGCCAGTCCATTGTCTACCGCCTTCGTCTCACCGTCTGTCTTCGTCTCATCGGCTGTGGTCTGCGCTAGCTTTGCTCTTAATTGATCAATGTGTTCTTGAGCGCGCTTCTTAGCTTGATAAGCTCTCAAGCTTTTACGTTGAGCATCATTCAAATCAAGCATGTCGTACACGACCTCGCTATCAGCCGGTAACACTCCAGCGCTAACGAGCTTGACGGCAGCGTCCGCGGACGCGGCACGCGACGGAGTAGCAGGGTTTCGCCATTGCAGAACAATATTGCTAGTATCCGCTTCAATAGCCTTGTGGATAATGTTCAGCCATGCCGTGCCAAACGCTGCTTGACAGCTTTCAGCAATAAGACACAACTCTTTCTGAGCCTTATCAATCGCCTCCGCACTACTAGGGTTGTCCGTTAGTACACCCATCTCGTCAGGCGGTATACTTGTTGCCGCCGCGAACATTGATGCCGTATTGCGCAACTGGTCAATATGCGGTTGAAAAGACGCTTGTTGGAATTGTCCAACCGACGGCGTCTGACCAGTCTTAGGATTATTCGGAATTACCATAAGAGAATCAAGCAACAGCTTCCACTTTGGCACTTCGTTGCCGTTCTCATCAAAAAACATTTGCTTATTAGCACCAAGAATGTAGCGCGATCCAACAGAATACAAGTCCGCTTGCAACTCACTACGGAGGAAAGTGCGAACAGCTGAGTCAGTGTAGCTCATAACAGCGCGACTAATACGACTCCTACCAAACGGACGCTTGCAATCAGGGCGGTAAGCCAACACTTCACAAGGAATACGAGTGTAATAGTTTACGTCTTCAACAACATGCCACAAATTAGTATTATTAGTGCGTTCAATACGTAAAACATGCCCGTCACTCATCAAATATATGATTGCCGGTGTTTCCATTCCATCATCGTAAGTATCAACAAGTAGCGCGCTGCTTAAACAGCGCCGACTATTATCCCAGATGCCACTAGCGTTATCAGCAGTGAATACTTCAATAACGTTTTTATCTACGCCGTTTTTCTTCACTTTTAGCGCGGCAATAAACGCACACGAGTTCACCAATGCGCTAGTGTGAGCTTGAGCTGCAAGCTGAAATAGGTCATTTTCTTCAATCAACTGCGTAAGCTCATCAGGTACGCTGCCGCTTGTCGCACGAACACCATCAATAATAATACGGTTAGCAAGCACTTCCACAGCTTTCTCAGGCCAGCCGACAACAATGTTAATATCACTTGCAACAGGAGGCAAACTATAGCCTATATCGTGCAACTCATTTTTGCCGTCATAGTAAGCGTTACGAAGCTTATTGCGCTGCCTCTTCTCCATAAGCCTATCTACTAAGTAAAGATAAACTTTCAAATCATCAGCTTTTAAGCCTTTCACAGCTCTAGGTAATACGAAATTCACAGCACACCACCTTTACCAAATATGCGCATCTTCAAACGGATCACGTTTACTTGTATAAGCACCATGCATCGCATAAGTGCAAGCCACAAGAGGACTAATATCAACATCAGAGCCAGTCTTATTCCAACCAAACAAGCCGCTCTTACCAAGCGGACGCGTAACAACATGACTAACAGCATCAGCAAGCTGAGGCTGGTCATCGTCACTTAAATGCGTCAACTGTTTGAGCGTTAACAAGTCAAGGAAACGGCCACACGCTTGCCCAACATCCTTAGTTTGCAAAATCGTCACCAATATAGACGCTTCCTGCAAATCTTGCACCAACGTCATCGCCGGAGATTGCGAGTCAACACAAACACTAGCAGTCCTATCCCAACGTTCAGCAAGCCAATCAACAGCCCACTGTAAACCAGCCTCAGCAATAGGACGCCGCTCAACCATCTCAATATGGCAAGTATCATCATCAAACCTGCGGCAAGCGCCAATGGTAAGCATAGTGCGCTCAGGATTCATATCCAATGCGAACGAAGCAAGCCCACCGTCTTTAGGCTTATTAACAGTACCCTCAGCCCAGAGCTTCAAGTCAATAGCATTACGACTTGCAGTCTCATCCCACACTCCAAGAGCCTCACGACGAAAACTATCATCAGACAATTGCCTGCGCATACGTAAAATAGCGTTCTCATTAGTCCTCAACGGATAAGACGGATTCGCTTTAGCCCAAGCCTTACGGTCATCAAGGTCAGCATCTCTATCCGCGCTAAACTCAACGTAAAAAGTATCCTTATCATACCCCTTAATAGCGTTCATGCGCTTCAAAGTGAACGCTTCGCCATTATCTTTAGGACGCGGCGGCGTTCCCATGTAAAGCACCAGTGGATTAGGTGACGCGTTCATGGTTGGAATCATGTCGTCCATAGCAGTTTCGGTTAATCTCTGAGCTTCATCAAACGCGATAACATCAACTCCAGAAAAACCAAGTCCAAAACCCATCTCGCGAGCGCCAAACATAATGCGCGAACCGTTTATGAATTCTATTTGCTCTTGCCCGTTAGCCTTGCGCACAGCCTTAACAAAACGCTTAAATGTTGGTTTATCTGCAAGCGCGGTCATGTTTCTGAATGTTTCGCCGCTTGTTCTCGTGTGGTGTGCAGTCCACAGCATCAGCAGATTAGGGTTCATGGCGCAGTGCATGAGCATTGATGTGCCTATCATGAATGTTTTGCCGACTTGTCGCGGAATACTCAATACAGCGCCGCCGACGCCAGTCGCATATTTGCCATCTTTGCGTTTGCCAAACAAAACGCTTAATAGTGCGCTTTGCCAAGGGTCATAGTGTATTCCTAACGCGTTTAATGCTCGTTCGTATTTTGGGAAATCTGTTGATACAATACCATCAGGCAATATGCAGTGCCGTGCGATACTAGATAGTCGCGGCGTCGAAGGTGTCATTTGTTACATCCTCCGTTTCTAGTGCGATGAGTGGGTTGTCTGAATCTCCCAGGCATTCTATTTTTTCTGAAATTTCGATAAGTGTTTTACTTAATGCTGCTAATGCGCTTGGTGGAGTGTCTGGACTGATCATTGCGTTGTGGATTATATCTTTTGCAAACCGTAGTTCGTCTATAGTTCGACTGTCGCACATTCTGTCGAATGCGTCTTTTGTTAGTTCGTCGGTTGATATTGTAGTTTTTATTGGTTTTGATTCGCCTGGAATCTCAAAAAGAACTTCTTGCCTGCTTGGTTTTGTTGGTTTTGGGTTCTTTTTTCGATGTGCGTCAACTCTGCATTTTTCGCTACAGTACATAGGAGCACGTCCGCGGCCGGTTGTTTTGAAAAAGCGTCCACAATTTTTGCATTTCATGGCTTTTTTAGCTCCTTTTTATGGTATAAAATTCACCGTGTAACGATTTGGCTGTAACGAAATAGCCTATTTAGGGGAGATTTTAGACCTTTCGCCGGGGTGGCTTTTGCAGTCGGGGGAGGGGTATCCCCCCCACCTTTTGGGGATTGTTTTTCTTTTTTGTGTCACCATTGACTGGTTTCAAAGTGTATTTTTTCGCGTGGGCTTTGTATTGTTCCCCTGACTTTAGCGCGCGCATAGTCGATGCTGTGTGCGCTTTTTATCCTGTTGCATCTGCGATGTGTTAAACGAATATTGCTCCAGTCATACGGACTGCCGCCGCGCGATACTGGCACTATTTCATCTACTTCTGCGCTCATTGGGTGTGGTGTGCGCAATGTTTTGTCTATTGGCTGTCCGCATATGTAGCACGTATCATAGTATGCTAATGCTCTTCGTCTTATGTTGTCACGTCTAGAGCCGTTGGCTCTGCGGGGGTTACTCTTTGGTTTCTGTGACATATGCAAGCACCTTACAAAAAAGCCCCGAGGTATTAACCACGAGGCTTTCTTTAACGTCTTTTATTTTCTAGCGTGGAGGGTGGTTCCTTCTTTGCGGCCACTTCACACCACAGTGTGATTATATCAAATAACTGTGAATCTTTGTCAAGTACTTTTCTTTTCGGGAGTGTTGAATGATTAAAACAATTTCTTCTTTACTATTTCTCCTATTGGCCATTTGATTCCATTTACACTTTTTGAAATATGAATTCTTCCAGTACTTGATAGTTTGCGCAAAGTAGCAGGCTTTATATCTATGCCTGTTTTCTCTCTGATAAACTCCGATGCTTGCTTGCTACTCCCAATATAAGTAAGCTTTGATAATTCTTTACGCGTATTGCTTAAAACTTCATTACTGTTTGTCACTGATCTACATGATTGACAAGTAACGCATCCTCTAGTGCTTTCATACCTCAATGGTCTTCTGCAATTTGGGCATAATCCAAATGTTTTTAAGAACTTTGGATTTGTATCTGCTAGCACTTTATCTCTAATGCTTTTTAACTGTTCATAAGATATTGATGCACTTGCCAATAAAATTATTTCTTTTGCGTTATCTTTAAGTGCTTTAACTACTGTTGCAATTGGTGAAGTCTGTGCAATTGCTAAATTGTTGCTGCCGAGTTGACTTAATATTTCACGCTCTAAACTTTCCAGCTCATCAAGTTTATCAAGAGCACTCAAGTTTACTGGAACTACACTTCTGTTTACATGAGTATGATACCCCGATTGGTTACGCTTTACTTCGCAATACGCCAACATTGATAACTGCTTATTTAACGATGGAAGCGAACCAAGAAGCTTCATATATTCACGTTGCTCTTTTACAGTGTAGATCATAAGATTCCTTCCAAATGATTTATAAGATTTTCAGTATTCCAGTAGCGTATTCCATGTTTCTTAAATGGTCTCGGCATTAAACCGCTACTTATAAGTTGCTGCAATGCATGAATCCCATGTATGTCATACTTACTTAATGTTCTTAATCCGAGTGCAGTAATAATGTAACTTTCATCTACTTCTATTTTGTGTATTGAGTTAAGAATTTTGTACAAGTAAGAAAGTCTAAAAGTAAGTTTTTCTAACCTCTCTCGCTTTTTACTAATATTTTTATCTTGACTACATTTCACAATTTTCTCCTCTCGAAAATTCCCTGTACTTTCGGTGGTGAATTGCTTGAGTGGGACGACCTAGTCAAGGGGAAAAATAAAAATTGAGAAAGCTTTTTCGGCTTTCTCAATCTCATTTTCTCAATGACTTTTAGGTCGTCCTACAGCGCTTTCGGCGGAGCCATGCCATCGCGTATGACGAGTGAAAAAAATATCCACACGGCGGTTTGCTGTAAGGCTCTGGCTTTGCCATGTTCGCTCATCCGGTCGTCCTGTCATGAGACGCTCTACAGCATCAATTCCCGACTCTTTCCGCTCAATACCGCGGAACGCTTATGTTATCGGTAGGGAAACCGATATAGGTCTTTACAGCGGCTATTTACGCTGCCTAAGAGGCGTAAGTCTATGCCGCGTTAAATTGTCCCACATTTGGCCAAAGCGAGTACTGTAGAGGAGCTAGAAAAGTTTTACTTATTCCCACTGCTCCCCTGCAGATTTAACGTTCTAATATGCCTTAAAAGGGTTTACGCTGATTTTTTGTTTTTGGTTAGAACTCGCTTTTTCATCTTGCTCATTTTTTGCCCAATACCCATAAAGTTCTAAAGCATACGGATATGATCTATTCGTCTTGCAACTATGTGCATATACAAGCTTGTTGTAGTTTTGTGGTTTTATTACAACTTCTTGCCTATTGGCAAAAATGGTTTTATTGAAGTACTGCGAGCCTGTAAGCGCAACTGGCACTATCTCAGGTTTTGCGTACGCGCTATTAGCATAAATGCGATGCGCCTGTTCAAAATATCTCAATCTCGGATACAAAGGTTTATACTCAGAGTATCTTTTTATCATTGTTTACTCCCTTTTACGCTGCTTTTTGTGGAACATATTTCACGTATACCGAATAGGATTCATCACATTGCAGTATTCGTGCCTCAAAATGGCCTTTACTGGCTACAAACGCCCTATATCTAGCATTCCTTACTCGTAAAGCCGTATCAGATGCTGTATGCCTTGTAAGGCCTTCTTTGAACAGCGCCACACGATTTGGATTAGCTTTACATTTGTCAACAAAATCTTTGTAATGCAATGGATAAGCAAACTTCTCAAATGACCCTTCAGGCCAGTTTTCAAGCAACTCCTCCGAATTTGTAGAAATATTGTTGCTTTTAGATTCTGGCTTTTTCTGTTGATTAAGATTCTTTTCTTTTGCTTTCCTTGGTTTGTGCTGACCTTCAGGAGCTTTCTTTTCTTCTAGAGCCTGTTTGTAAGCTTCTTCTAACGATTCCACGCATATTTCTTGCATATATCGTTTAACAAGTCTCAATTCTCTAGAATCTAACGTATTAATACCATCGCATTTTGCGATAATAACCAATTCGCACGCTTCTTTTCGCCTTGCTGCAGATAGTGGTGCCATTATTGTTCCTTTCGTAAGGTTTATATATAGTTTTCTAAAATTCGTTAATTTAGTTATTAAAATGCTGGTTCTTCACTGTAGTAGCGATCTATATTGTTTTTTGGCGGCCATGTGTCTTGAGTAGATTCCATAGGCTGTTGTGGTTGCGAAATCATTTGCTGTGTGCCCTGCTGCTTTATTTGCGTAATTTGCGCTGTTGCAAATCGCATTGATGCTCCAATATCCTCTACGCTGAGCTTGATTGAAGTGTGACGCGAGCCATCTTCGGCTTCGTATGTACTTTGTTCTAACTTTCCATATGCGATAACTCTCATGCCTTTTGTAAGGCTTTTAGCAACGTGTTCTCCTAGTGTTCTCCATGCTGTGCAGCGCATAAAAACAGTGCCAGCATCCTTGTATTGCGAGGTTTGCGGATCAAGCACACGAGTGGTTGCAGCAATTGTGAAATTCACTACAGTAGTGCCGTTAGGAGTAGTGCTTACAACTGGGTCTTTTGTAAGGTTTCCTGCAATGTAGTATGTGTTATCGCTCATGAGTCTTCCTTATTTAGCTAGTTATTCAGCTAGTAGTCCTGCAGTTTCAAGTTGTGCACGATATTTTGCTGCTGCTTGTACTGCTTTTATCCATTCGTTGCCGAGTATTTCAATAGTTTCTTGGACTTTTTCTAATGCTTGATCTACTTCGTATTCGTCGTACCCGTTTGGCATTCCAAAAAAGCCAAGGCACTCCGTGAATCGCATGTTTCTTACATCTTGCGGCGTTAGTAAAGTAGCCATTTCATTCACCTACATACTTTTCAATGCTTGTGTTTGTAATGTAAACTTTGCTGCCTGGTAAACGCCCGTGAGGCATGTGCAATATTCCTGCGTCTACAAGCTTCATTACGGCACGTTTGTCCATGCTTAGCTGGTCGCATACTTCTTTAAGGCTCCATAGTCTTTTGTATGGGATTCTTGGTGTAAGTGCTGATGTACTCATTGTTTGTCCTTTTCTATTTTTTATCGTTTGGAATCTCAGTTGCTGCTATTACACCCGTAATCCCCATGAGTATGAGGAATAATCCGAGTGGCATGCATAAGTAAAGACTTAAGTTGTAGAAAGCGCTAAATACAAGCGCTAGGCCACTTATTGCTATAAGCACACCGATGATCATTGTTATACGCTTTTTCATTGTTCTAATAGTCTTTCGTCGATTATTGATACTGAACGAATTTCAAAAACAACTGCAATAATTGTTCCTGCAATTCCCAAAATGTTTGCTCCGTTAAAGCAATAAGCCATATTTCTTATTGCGAACCAAAAGCTAATAGCAAAACACACAAGGCTTATGAGTGTTGTTGTGTACGGGTATTTTTGTACGAAGCTCATTTTGCCTCCTTTGTAAGCTGTAATTGCAGTTCTTGTAACTGCTGTATTAAAAATTGTTTTGAAAGGTTAAATTAGGGAACTTGCTAAGGCTGTGCATTTTATTGGGTTTGGCGCTCAACAAGTTGCAAAACATTTGCAAAACTAGCATTTATGTTTGCTAATTATTACTGCTAGCAGAGCTACTACTAACGCGCTTATAGCAATTATTGGGGTCATTGCTTGTGCTTGTTTTTTGCATGCGGTGACCTTATCTTTTGCCCACTCGTCAATAACGTGGTACATATGAATTCCTTGCTGAGCGTGTTTTAGCTCATATGTTCCTTGTGATTCTGGCACTTCTGGCACTTCTGGCTCCCCGTTCTCGCTCATTTTGCCTCCTTTACGTTCTCTTTATGTTTTGCGATGTAGTCTTTGAGTATCTCGTTAAGCACAAATGCCTGATACTTGTATTCTCGTTTCGCATTTAGGAGCTCTCTTTTTTTGTTATCTAAACGTCTAACCGCCTGCTCCAGTTCAAAATCGGGGGTTGTTGCGAGTATAAGGTCTTCTAAGGTTTGTAAATCATCCAAAGAAAAACTTGAGAGCTGAATTTGGTTAATTTCATCGTCAATATTCGTATCATTTGGCGCTTCAACAAGTGAAATAGCTGTAATCATATCCAAGAAAGATAGCAACGAAAGCCATGTTGCCTGCACCTGATCTCCATGCGTGCAATGTTGGTTCATGTACTGTTGAAGATTCATGTTTAAATCTTGAAGCGTAGAACGAAGTTCTTCTGGAGCTTGTAAAACGCGTTGAAGCGCTAGAATGTAAAGTCCTCGACTACGTTCCATAGCTACGTTTTTCACCTCTTTGCCCTTGCTATCAGCTTTCTTTCGCATCACTCTTCCTCGCTTTCTTTTTCGCCAGCGTGGGCGAGCTTGCCACTAACGCGGCAGCGAAGTTCGAAGGCTTTTTGTCTTGTTTTGCGATATTTATCTATCTGCTCGGCGTATGCTTCGTAAAAATCAGCTTCCACGCGCTCGAAGGCTGCTTCTTTAATGACGTCTGCGCCTCTAGGAGCTTCGTCATACGCTTTTTTCGCCTTCATGTAGCCAGGGAAATTCTTCTTTGCTTCCTTTACGAATGCCTCAAGCTGGTTTTCCTTAACAGAAGCCTTATACGCTTTCTTAAGCAGCTTCTTGAACTTCTTGTACTCTTTATTGCCTTTGAGCTCTTTGCCTTTTTGCTCTTCCATTTCTGTTCCTTTCTTCCTTTACACTTTTGTGTATGAGTTTTAATATTTGGTTAGATATTGTTAAAATGCTTATTCCGATTGCTATTAGCGTCATTGGTTGGATCTTTGAATCGCGCCGTGCTAAAAAAGGCGATGCCGCTCTTCAGAAGCAACTTGACTCTTTGAAAAAACAAGCTGACGAGTTGGAACGTTTAGCTAATGCTGCTAACAAGACTCGTTGGAGTCTTAGATGCAGTTTTAAGCACATGTACGTTTTGAAGAACGATAGTCCTTTTACTTTGTTTAACGTTAAGGTTGACGTGCCTAATGCTGCTGCTTTTGAGCCGTTCAGCGCTGAGTCTATTGGCTCTATGAGTGAAGTTAGCTTTTTCATTTACTGTGGTCCTACTCGTGATTGCGTTATTACTTGGAATGAATTGGTTGATAACGTTTCAAAGTCTTGCTCTATAACGCTTCAGGTTCCTAATGCTTTGCGCTAGTTGCTGGAGTTAAGTCAATGTGCAGTTTTGCACATTTTGCTTTAATGCTTTCATTCTCGCGCGCTTGCTTTTTGTACTCTTTGTAGGTTCTGCATATAATGCAAATTTCTTGAGCCATCGCGATTAAATTCATGCATACGGCGCATATGTTCCCTGGGCTGATTTGCGGCATTGGCTTATTCCTTTCGCATCAAAGTTTGTTTGTTGAATGTTTTAGATGATTGCACCGAGTGGAATGTGTCGTTTTAAGCATTCATCTGTAGCCGCTCCTGTGAGCCTTATTCCTTCATCTGCTTCTCTGCAAAACAGTCGATAAAGGTAAATCATTGGGAATAAAAGAATTATTTCTATTAGCATTAGTGCTATGAGAATGCAGCTTATTGCGCTCATCCTTCTCACCTCCTTATTTCGTTGAGTAGTCGCGTTTCTGCGTCTTTACTGGCGTGATGCGTTTCACTGACTTTGCAGAATAGTTCTGTATTGTCGTCGTCGAATTTTTCTTGTTGTTTATGAAGTTCTTGTAGAACGTCCTGATATTTTTGTTTCGCGTCTCTGACTGCTTGTTCGGCTTTCTTTATTGCTTGGCACTTGTCTCGCGCTTCTTTGACTTTGTCGAACGCGTTTTCTTCTTGATCGAGTGCGTTGCGATATTGTGCTACGAGTTCCAAGACTTTGGCTGTGTCCACGCCGCAGTCTGTGTTGAGCGCGCGATTTATTCCGTCTAACATGGTTGACTCTTTTCTTTGCTTGCAAGTGCAGCTTGCTTTTCTGCTTGCTCAAGAATCTTTGACAAAGGCATTTTGCATACTTTCGATATTCTCGTTAATTCATCAAAGCGAAAAACACCACCGTTAATCTTCCTGTTTAACGTGTTACGCGGTATCCCAGCTTTGATTGCTAACGTATCTTGAGTTATGTTTGCTTTTGTAAGCACATTTTTCAGTGCAAGTCCTAGTTGCGATGAAGTGGGCACTATTAGTTCCATATGGAACATATTACGCCCTATCTTATTTTCGTCAATGTCGGCGTGTCCTATTTGGGACATACTTCGTAATATATAGTGGTAATATGCCCTATATGGCAGCAGGAAGTAGAAAAACGACTGTAGAGTCAAAAGCTTTATCTATAGCTATTAAAAGAGCAATGGCGATTCGAGGATTGAAGACGCCAGGCTTAGCGAAAGCATCTTCAATTCCATATGGCACATTACGAAAGATTCTTGAATTAAACACGGTTGCCGACTATGAGCAATTGAGGAAAATTGCAATAGCTCTTGGTGTATCTCTATCTGTGATTGTTGCTGATTCTGAAAAATTGGTGAAAGACCCTGGAATTGTAGAGGATTATCTTGATTCTATAAAGCCAGAGCCATCTGCAAAGCCCGAGTCGAGTGCGTCTTCTGGTGCTGATGTGTCTTCTGGTTCTTCAAACAACTTGGATGATGATTATGTGAGTCATGTTGCTGACATGATTGCTGCTGATCCTTCTCAGTTTGCTCTTATGGCTCATACCGACCCTAACAAAGCCCTCGAGTCCACCACCCCTCGTAACTAAGAGAAAATAGGAGAGTAACAATGGTAAGTTACAAGAAATCTGCCAGCAAACTCTTTGGAGTACATACTTTTACTATTGAGCCAGATAAAGCTGTAAGTGACGCTACTCTGTCTGGCACTCGTAGGTACACTAAGTGCTCTGTTATTTCTATACCTCAGCCCAATAATCGTAAGCCTAAATTGGCAATAATGAGTCAGAAAGGTATAAAACTGCTAGAGGTTAGTCCTAGAAATTACGGAAAATATGCAATGCTTGAGCCTTTAGTTGGATGTTCTAGTGTTTCGCTTTCTTGGTGTGAAAAATATTCGCAATTTGGCGACGGCAATTCGTACTTAGACTGCAAATTGTGTGTAGACTCTAAAAATAATTCAGCAAAAATAGCTATTCCGCGAATTGTTCTTGATACCGAGACTACTGGCCTTGACCCTATAAAAGATGAAATTATTCAGCTTTCTATAATTGACGGCAATGGCGATACTCTATTGAACGAGTATTACAAGCCAAAAAAGGTTACTGAATGGCCAGAAGCACAAAGAGTAAATGGGATTAGCCCAGAAGATGTAGCCAATAAAAAGCACATTGTTGAGGATTTTGACAAAATACAGGCAATTCTTGATGCTGCTGGAGAAGTGTGTGCGTTTAATGCAGAATATGATTTAGCTTTTCTTGGTGAATTGGGGTTTTATTTGGATGAAAGCAAAGTGACTGACACTATGCGACAATACGGTAAAATCTTCTATGATAAACAATTTATCAAGCTCACAGTAGCCGCAGCTGAGTGTGATTATTACTATAATGCTCATGATTCATTAGCTGATTGCAAAGCTACACTTGTTGTTCAAAATCGCGTGGATGAATATCTGCAGGTAGGCAATAAAAATAATGTAAATGAAAAACAAAATAATAATGCTTATGAGGAAGAACAAAACGTCAATATCTATGAAGAAGAAGTGCCAAGTGAGCATGTTCCCGCAAACCAATTTGTAAACAAAGAGCAACACCGTGCTAAGAAACAAACTAAAAAAGTTTTAACATCTAAAAATTATAATTTTAGAAGCTTTGTGAGGACTCTAATTGCACTATTTTGGACTGCAATTACAATAATGTGTACTCTAATTACACTAGGACTTATTGTTGGTTCTCCAAAAGATCCTACAATGCTCATTGGTGCTGCTTTTACGGGTACGGTAAGTGTAGTCTGCTATAAAAAAGTAAAAAAACTTAAGAAGAATAAATCTTCTGAATCTAGTAATTAACATACATAAAACAGACTTATGAAAGACGTATGGAAACAATCATGAAGTATTACTATGAAGCGTGCAAAGCTGGTAGAGCATTACAGTAATAAAAAACAAGGGCCGCCGCAGCGACCCAGGAAACTCCTTCTACACACGGTAGATGAGCTATTTATATTATCTCAAATGACACGCCATGTGTCAAAATGTATTGGATTGGTCTATTATGCTTCGTTTTGATTTGCTTAAATTTGAACATTCCAAAAGAATAAATAAAACTATACAATGAATAAAAAAAACTAGAATCGCTTTTTTACGACGATTCTAGGAGTCTCCTTCTACGCATGGCAGATGAGTTATTTATATTTTCTCATATGGCATGACATGTATTAAGACGTTTTAGTTGGTGGTGCATTATGCTTCGTTTTGATTCGCTTTATGATGAAGCCGCGCGTCTTGGTGTGCGAGTGGAAGAGCGCCGCCTTTCTGGTAGTGTGTGCGGCTATTACTACGATGCTTGTAGACTGATTCTTCTTGATGAGCATTTGGCTGATCATCAGCGTCTATGCACGCTGTGTCATGAGCTGGTTCATGCTGAGTATCGTGATGTTGCGTGTGGGTTTGATTCGCGTTTTGAGACTCGTACAAGGCGCATAACGGCTTCTAGGCTTATTAGTGATGTTGATTACAAGCTTGCTGAATCAATGTATGGCACTGATGTTTGGCTTCTTTCTGAGGCTCTTGGTGTTACTTGTGATGTTATCCAGGACTATCGCGCTTTCCTTTCCACTCCAGTTCCTGTGTGATGTCTTAACTATCGTATAGATTTTTTCTACTTTTATAGCTAAAGATTCTTAATGAGCATTTTTTATAATATTTGATATGATTGCTATGAGGTGGTATGTATGGAGGAATTACAAGGCATTGGTGCTAATGCCACGTGGGTAGCTAACAATATTCTTCAGCGTGCATTTCGCGATAAAGTTGACGTTTCGCCAATGAAATTGCAAAAGCTATTGTATTTTGTAACGTGTTTATATCAAAGAAAAACTCGCAAGCGTTTACTGTCTGAGCCTTTCCAGCAATGGAAGTATGGACCAGTGTGCCGTAGCGTTTACGATGAATTCCATGTATTTAGAGGCAATCCTATACGTAAATATGGGAAAGATTCAGCTGGCAACATGTACCGCATCGATGAAGATAACAATAAAGAATTAAGAAAAGTTCTTGATTTTGTCTGGGGAATGATGCGCAATATGTCGGCTGTGACATTAAGCCGTATTACTCATCGTAAAGATTCAGCATGGAGTAAAGCTTATGAAAAGAAAGAACTCTATATTAATGAGAATGATATGACCCACGATTGTACATTCGATGACGTTATGGGGCTTGAAAATGCCTAACGCTATACCTGATAATATTACAGAAGATGAGCCTCCTGCTAACAAAGAAGATAATCAGCTCAATAATAACGATGATAGTTTACGTACGCAAAGTATTACTCCAGCTCAAAAACATGCTTGGAGTATGGAAAATTTCAAAAACAGTAGTGCATCTTCATTAATCAATATATGCGTATTGATTATAATCATTCTTATTTTTGTTGCTTGTTTCTGTAAAGATGCTCGATCTACTGCAAACATGGGTATTGACATTCTTAAGACATTTGCATTAACTGCTATGGGATTTCTTTTTGGACGTACAAGCAATAGTAATAAAAATTAAGGTTTTTGCATTTTCAGCGCCTTTTTTGCGTGTTTTTTGCCTAAAGTAGCCGTGAAAGTAGCTGAATTTGATTTTCTGGCGGCATTTGGCTAATTATTGTTGCTTGTCTTGTTTTGTCTATTGCTTTGAGTGTTGTTACTTGCTGATCTAGTGTGAGTGCTGCTAGTACTGCTATGAGTGGGTCTTTTTCTTGATTTTGTGTAGGTCCTACATTACTTTGCGTAGGTTCTACAGTTTTTTGTGTTTCAACGCTTTGTTGTTTTATTCCAAGTTGTTCTTCTTTTGCTTGTTTATTAAGTCTAGCTGATGTTCTTTTGCGTTGCTCTTGGCTGATTTGCTGATATACGGATACGGTTTTAATGTCGCTATGTCCTGCAACTTCCATGAGTTCTGCAAGACTCGCGCCTGCTTCTCCATAGTGCGTGAGTGCGGTGTGCCGAAGGTCGTGGAAATGCATATCCTTGAGCGACGGCATGTGTGCTATTGCGCGGTTGAAGCTTTCTCTAAGGCTTGCTGGTGCAACGAACGCTCTAGGTGTGCGAGTATGTAGTATTAGCTCATCTGGTTTGCCGCTTGGCATTTGTTGCCGCATGTGCATTTCAAAGTATTCGCGCGTCCATTCTGGTATTGGTACTTTTCTTATGCTACTTGCTGTTTTTGGCTTGCCTACTTCAAGACGTCGTTTTTGTCCTAAATGGTTTATGCTTTTTAGACTTTTGTTGACGCTGATTGTCATTGCGTTAAGATCTACGTCACTCCTGGTGAGTGCGCAACATTCGCCTTCGCGCAATCCGCACGCTCCAGCTAGCATGACTCCGATGCGCAAATGTGGTGCCATCATGCTGTATATGTCAACAAGTTGCGCAATGCTGATGGCAATGCTTTCGTGCCTTGTGCGTGGTTTTTTGAGTTTGAGCGTGCAAGGGTTGCGCTGCAGCAATGTTTCTCCAGTTGCGTTTACTTCTTTTGCACAAGCGTAGTTGAATATGCTTCTAAGCAGTGTGTAGCAGTGTGATCGTGCTACTGTGTTTCTTCCTGTAAGTTCGTCACAGTCGAACGCGTCGTACCAGTTTTGTATGTCTTTGCTTGTGATTGTTTTGATGCGTCTTTCTCCAAATGATGGTAGTAGGTAGTTGCGCAATCGTCCTTCTTTGTGTGATTGCGTGGTTTCTTCCAGCTTGCTCCCGTCTGGTTTGCGTTGATTTTGCATATAGTCGTCTGCTAGCTGTGCAAATGTGATTGAGCTTTTGTCTATTTCGTGACGGTTTATTTTGGCTGGTGGCGTCCACGTGCCTAATGCTATTTCTTTTTCTGCTTGAGCAAGCCATGCTTCTAGCTCTACGCGGTAGGCTGCTGGCAAGGTGCGCGTGAATTCTTTTGGTAGCGATGGGTTTTCTGCTAGCGCTGCTGGAGGCGTTGAGTAGCGTGCAACGTACGCAGCACCGTATGATCGTGTTACTTTTTTGAGCCTTCCAAAACTACGCCGTGCCAT